ACGGCGGAGTGCCCTTTTAGAGGAGGCCTATGTCGCGGAAATGCGTTCGGGTTTGGCTGCTGGCCAGTCATTTTCCCAGATTATGAAGCGTTTAGGTTTTTCAGATAATGTGGTCACCCAGCTATCTTTGTCTGAGTTGCACGGAAATCTAAATCTTAGTTTGGGTAAAATCGAAGATTATTTAGAAAATCTTTCGAAAGTCCGTAAGAAATTGATTGAGGTGGGGACTTATCCCCTGATGCTGCTTGGGTTTCTAGTACTGATCATGCTGGGCTTGCGTAATTATCTCCTGCCCCAGTTGGACAGTCAAAATATGGCTACTCAGTTCATTCATTATCTACCGCAGATCTTTCTGGGAGGCGTTCTGGTGAATTGCTTGCTGATTTGCGGCGGCTGGCTCTATTATCGCAAGAGCTCTAAGATGAGATTTTTCAGCCGTTTGGCCAAGTTTCCTTTTGTTGGCACCTTAGTGCGGGCTTATCTGACGGCCTACTATGCGCGTGAATGGGGAAATATGATTGGGCAAGGGCTGGAATTAAGCCAGATCTTTCTTATCATGCAGGACCAGCCTTCTCAGCTCTTTCAGGAGCTGGGGCGAGACTTGGAGATGGCTCTAGGTGCAGGTCAGGGCTATGCCGAGAAGGTCAGCACCTATCCTTTCTTTAAGAAAGAGCTGGCCTTAATCATCGAGTACGGCGAGGTCAAGTCCAAGTTGGGTGACGAATTGGAACTGTATGCCGAAAAGACTTGGGAAGAGTTTTTCCTGAGAATCAATCGGGCCATGAATTTGATTCAGCCTCTCGTTTTTGTCTTTGTCGCCCTTGTTATTGTTTTACTTTATGCAGCCATGTTGCTGCCGATTTATCAGAATATGGAGATTCAATTATGAAAAAATTAAAAACTTTGAAGGTTAAAGCCTTCACTCTGGTGGAAATGATGGTTAGTAAAATTCTCTAAATTCTCCACTTAATTACAATGTCCTCGGCTGTTACCTGGACCTTGTTAATCAAAGACCTAACAATAAATTTTTGATGATCATAGTCCATAGTTAATATGTCGTCAGTATTTAGGACCTGCTTCATGTCCTCTTTTCTCTTTTGCTGTTTGATTGCAGGGTCATTGTCTAACTCTTCTTCTAGCGCAGCTCGCTGGTTAGAAAATTCAGCAGCTTTTATTTGTAATTCGTCCAGTGTGATGCGGTCATCTATGTATAGATCGTTCAGCTTACTGATTTTATTAGATAAGACATCGATTTGCTTTTGATAAGCCGCTCGATCTATGGATAACTCCTGTTCAGCAAATAGCTCTTCAAGATATTCATCGTCATGTTGTAATTTGCTGATTTCTTTCAAGACATATTCCTCGATGTCAGACTTATTGTAAAATCCGGAGTCACACTTTTTATTGTTGTTGTAGACGGTCACTCCTGACACCTTTCTAGGGTGTCTTTGATGGCACTCGTAGTCGATACGTCTAGTACCATCATTTTTAGTTCTACGCATAAGGATTTTAAGCGGCGCCCCGCAATAACCACATTGGCCTATGCCTGATAGCATATACTTAGCCCTAAATGGCCTAGAGTTATTCGAGAACTGATAAGCTGCTATCTGTCTTATTTTAAGCTCTTCTTGAGTTTTGTTGAAGTCTTCTTCGGTGATTATCGGCTCATGATTGCCAGGGAAGACTTGCCCCTTGTATTGATTATATCCGCAGTAGACGGGATTGGACAGAATTCCTCTAACAATTCTGTAGTGCCATGCTGGAGTTTTGGGGTATTTATCATTAAGCTTGTCTCGCAGTTTGGTGATAGACATCCCGGCTAAGTAGGATTCAAAAATATCTCTAATAGCGACAGCTTCCAACTCATTGATGATCACCGTCCCTGTCTCTTTTTGGTAGTCGTATCCATAAGAGGTCCTAGCCCACATCATAGATTTTCCAGCCTTGGCGCGGCCAAGTTTGCCTAGCTGCATACGCTCCTTGATTTGTTCTCTTTCAAGTTGAGCAAACACGGCCAAGAGGCCAATCATAGCTTTTCCAAAAGGTGTTGAAGTGTCAAAATTTTCCTGAAGGCTTAAGAATTCTATGTCGTTTTTGATGAAAACTTCCTCAATCAGGTAGAGCGTGTCTTTTTGACTACGGCTCAAGCGGTCTAGCTTATAGACTAGCACCGTATCAAACTTCTTGTCTTTAGCGTCTTTGATGAGCCTTTCTAGTGCCGGACGCTCTGTGTTAGATCCTGAAAAACCTCCATCTGTGTATACTTTGTAGACGCTCCAGTCTTTGATGCTGCAGTAGCCCGAGAGTTTAGCTTTTTGTTCGTCTATAGAGTACCCCTCTTCTTCCTGCTTTGTAGTTGATACCCTGACATAGATAGCCACTTTATTTGTTGTAATCATTGTATTTGTACCCCTTTTTTGATAAAATAGGTACAAGAAAAGAGATCATGCGAGGTTATCTCCATGAAAATCCTTTCTTGTCACGAACCCTACGCTCTCGGTCGCCAAACTTCTGAGCGTGGGGCTTTTTTTATTTTTTAGATTTAAAGACACACCCGCAAGTTCTGCAGTGCCAGTTGTGCTTCCCTTTTTTGCCGACAAGTCCTAACAACACTAGTGGCCAAGCAATGATCCAACCGATACAACCAACGCACCCGTTGAAACTTTTACGATCCTGCATCATGTATTCAATTTCTCCGCTGCCGCATTTTGGGCAACGTTTTACATATTTAGCCATTCTTTTATATTCCTTTCTTAATAGCTTAAGGGCATAAAATTACCAACAATCTTTCCAATAATCCGAGGCTCTTCGTCGTAAGGTGCGAATCTATCCTTGTATTTTGGATTGAGTGAAACCAGACGCAGACCGTCAGGTTCACGGTAAACTTTTTTGATATAAGTTTGTCCGTCCCAATCGATTGCATAAATTGCACCATCGTAGTCGAACCCGGTTTCTTTAATCAGTACGACTTCACCATTTTTATACTTTGGCTCCATCGAATCTCCGAAAACCCAAGAAGCAAAATCATGATCTAAATCTTCGTCATGGAAAACAGTGTCATAATTGCCATCGTTAAAGTAAGAGAACCCGCTACCTGCAGAAAGCTTTTCATAAACTTTATATTCAAAGAGGTGTTCCTCTAAAGAGATGACCTTATTAGATTGTTCTCTTAGTTGCTCTTCAGTAAAATTTAGAACCTTTTGTTTTCTAGGAGTAGATAGCTTCACTGCTTTCTCAGTTATTTTTTGAACGAGAGGAGAAATTGGGATTTTTATCTCCTGCTGACTATCTTCCCAACCCATAAGATCTCCAGGGGATACTCTTAATTTGTCAGCGATTTTTTTTAAAACTTCAGGTCCAACCTTTTCAATATCTCCTTTTTCATACCTAAAAATAGTAGAACGAGAAACACCTACACTTTCTGCGAGCTCGTCCGCAGGCATTTTCAACGCTTTTCTACGTTGTTTTATTCTTTCTCCTACATTCATTTCTTTACCCCTTATTACATATTACACAATAATTTTACAATATTAGTCGCAAAAATGCAATACAAAAAGTTTCAAAAATGCGATTTTTCTGTTGACATTTCTTTTTTTATTAGTTATACTTAAAACAATAAGTCGCATAAATGCGACAAATAGAAAGGAGCAGATATGGTAAACGTATCGAAATTAAAAGGAAAAATTATCGAACGCAATACTACTCAAGAAGCTTTAGCAAGAGATATTGGGATTGATAAGAGTACGTTCTATAGAAAAATGAAACAAAATGGTAGTTTCTCTATACAAGAAGTAAACTTGATTGTTTCTTCCCTCAATCTTTCAAAAGACGAAGCTTTATCCATTTTTTTTGGCGAAACAGTCGCATAAATGCGACAAATAGAAAGGAGTAAACATGAATGAATCTTTTCTTACTATACTAGGCATATCAATGATTGCTAGTTTTATCACGAATTTAATTGCTTACTTAGCTGGTAGACATCATCTAAAAAAGAAAATTAAAAACCACAAAGTGTGGTTTAATTCTGAGATAGATCGTATCAAGAAAGAGTATCATTTGTGATTTTTCTTGGATAATTTTTTCACAAATTGTTTTTGAAGATTGGAAGGTTGTTGCTTGTTCGCGAATTGACTGAGAGTGTCTATATTTTTTATTGCTAAATCTGGAGATATTTCTCCTGAAATAGCTTTAAAAATTAGGTCATTTAACTTTAAACCTTGGTCAGTTTGAGTGTCTAGTTGTGATACTTTTTCGAGTTCAAGTAATCTTAATTCGTGAGTTTGTTTCAGCGAATAAAGTTCTTGTGAGTGTTGCTTTTGCATTTTTTCCATATCCTGTTTAAATTGATTTTCGATATTCTCAAGCTCTTGTAAGTGTGCGATGTTAATTTTATCAATTTCGTGCTTGCTG